CTTGGGGCTTTAAATTTAATACATTACAGGAATTTGAGGAATTCAATGGACAAGGTGAATTACAAGCAGAGGGTGAAGAAGAAGTTACCGAAGAAGCTGTTGAAGAAAGCACTGAGGAAACTGTTGAAGAATCCGCCGATGAATCAGTAGAAGAATTGGCTAGAGCAACTGGTGGTCATGGTGCACACAGAGATAGAATGAAGGCTCGCAAAGATGCAGCTAGAGATCGTCGCGAAGATGACGATAGAAGAAAAGATAAAGACAAAGTGGATGAGGCAGATCACGGTGAAGACGATGACACGGTTGAAGAGTCTGATACTGCTAATGAATTGACCGAAGCAATTGCTGCGGTTCTTCGCAAGCATTTACGAGGCTAATCAAATGTTAGGTAAATACAAAAGTTGAGCTTAAAAAAAGTCGCAACAAATTTATCAAAAAATTATTACTATTATATTCACAAGAGGAACAACCAATGTCATTAGACAAAGCATGGAGAGATTTCTTAACCGAGAGTGTTGATGAAAAAAACATCTATACATATATTCAAGGTCTCCAAGAAATAATTTCCAATCTTAAACCTAGAACTGTAACAGAAAAAAGAAGGTTGCAGCTAGCAAAACAACATCTTAGAGAAGTTAGGAGATTTGCCCGTAAATTGGATAATCGCATTGGTGTTCTTGAGGAAAAATTAACAATTTTAGAAGAGTCTACTGGAGATTAAAAAAATGGCGAAAGCTAATACTCACCTTACTCATCTTGAAGAATTGGTTCTAACACAGGGAGCGGATGGCTATAAAATGGCCAGAGGCTTCCTTTTAGAGCTTTTAAAGTCTTTGAAGGGCAACACCAGCACTAAGATTCAAACATCCGTCAAATGGGACGGTGCACCTGCTATATTTGCTGGAATTAATCCAGAGAATGGCAAGTTCTTTGTTGGTACTAAATCTATCTTTAATAAAATACCAAAGATTAATTATACGAAAGATGATATAGTAAAAAACCATGGTCATGCACCCGGGCTTGTTGACAAACTTACCAAAGCTTTGGAATATTTGCCGGCATTAAACATTAAAAACATTCTGCAGGGTGATTTCATGTTCGATGATGAAATGATCAGAAGGGCTGAAATTGATGGTGTACCTCACTATAAATTTAAGCCAAACACAATTGTGTATGCAGTGCCTGTTGATTCAAAACTCGGTCAAGAAATAGAACAAGCTAAGTTTGGTATTGTTTTTCACACAACATATGAAAGCTTGGACAGTGGTGCTAGTTTTGGAGCAGATGTATCATCGCTTCGTAGGGCACCCGGGGTTTGGTTTGACGATGCCTTCTTCACCGATGATACTGGTGTTGTAACATTAACAGATGATGAAGAAGCACAAATTATTAGCTTGGTTAAACAAGCAGATACTGTTAATGGACAGATAGATTATGATAATTTACCATTCTCTTTATTAAATATTTATATTAATAGTGAGATCAAAGCTGGCAGCTTTCTTGATGACCCGGAAAAGTCGTTTGAGGGATTCAACAATTGGTATTCACAAAGAGTTCAAAAAAAGATAGATAAACTTAAAAGCGATAGAGGCAAGGAGTCAGCGAGTCAAAATGCCCAACAAATGTTACAATCTTTTGCCGACAAGAAAAACGATATAGTCAACATTTTTAAGGTTAGTCGCTTGCTATTTGAAGCCAAAAACATTTTCATCCAAAAATATAACAATGCTGTTTATAACACTAAACACTTCGTTGATAACGGGTCAGGTGACTTAGTTGCTAGTAATCCAGAAGGTTATGTAGCAGTCGATCACAAAGGTAACGGAATCAAGTTTGTTGATCGTCTAGAATTTAGTAGAGCCAACTTCGCTGTTGACAAAGGTGGCAAATTTACTGGCGAGGTCAACGAACAAGAAGAAGACGAATTTGATATCGATAATGAAGACGATGATCCAGTAGTAGATACAGATTATGCAAAGACAGTGGCTGTTGTTCCCGGTGCTTTTAAACCGCCACATCTTGGACATTTGGATATGGTGCAAAAATATGCCGGCATGGCTGATGAAGTTATTGTCATAATATCAAAGCCCACAAAGCAGGCTAGAACTTTACCAAATGGACGAGAAGTTACCGCACAGGACTCTCTCAAAATATGGAATACATTTGTTTCTGATTTGCCGAATGTAGAAGTAAGTGTTTCAAAAAACCATGCTTCACCAATTAATGCTGCATACGAATATGTTGGTGAGGAGGGTCCTGTTAATATTGGTGACACTGTTATATTAGGTGCTAGCACTAAAGATGACGACTGGAAGCGATGGACAGGTGCTGAAAAATATGTTAAAGACGGTGTAAACTTAATACCACCAGAACAATCAGCAGTTGTGCCAACAGAACGACCAGATGGAACACCATTTAGTGCAACAGATTTTCGTAGTGCACTTGGAAATCCAGAAAATAAATCAGAGATAGCTGAATTTGTCGGTGATGAAAATGTAGATGCTGTATTAAATATACTTGGACTGTCAAATATGGGTGAGATGTCATCTATGTCTGGAGGGGCAGTAGCAGGATACTCAGCCCCTTTGGGATATGGGTCGGCTAAAAGACCCAAAAAGAAAAAGAAAACAAATGAATATATGGATTTAAGTTTGATTGATGAAGTTATCGAACTAATTATGAAAAGAGGCATTACCCAATGAACCCAAATGAAGAGAAAACTCTCAGAGAAAGTATAAGACTTGCGATTCGTGCTGTCAAGCATAAACGTCAAAATATTGTAAATGAACAAGAGCAAAAATTACGGGAGATAATTCGTAGCTTTATGACACTGGAAGAAGCTCAAATTAAAGAGGGCACTCCAGATGTTGATCCGACCCCTAATAAATCTACCGGCATTAATGTATTAGAACAATTGCTTAAGAAAATTGTACCAATTTTAGAAGAAGATTATAAGTCTTTAACGACTAATAAGAACCAAAGAGATTCATACCGAGCACATATTGTAAATGCTGTTGAGAACTCATTAACACCGGCAATAATGAATAATGAAGCTGGCGATGAAGAAGATGGTGATCTTGAAGAAGTTGTAGATATCAAAGTTGGCGGAGAAATGGATAACGATAAGTTTATCGATATTAGAAGCCCCGCCGAGATAGCTGCAGATTCTGAAGACGATACAGATCCTAGAGATGAATTTGGTAAAAATATTGATGGTGATGAAACTGGTCGAAATATGGCATATGAGTCATACAAAAAAATTGAAACAAATGTAATCGATTCATATGAACTGCTTTCGGATGCTGAAGATCAAGAACTATTTTACGATTACTTAATTGCAAACCTTAAAATGTATTTTAATAAATTTGAAGAAGAATTGTCGCCTGAAGTGCCGGAGCCAACAAATCAAGCTTATGATATGGCTCAAAAAGATAAAGATGTACAGACCCAAGAGCCCGGTGAGGCACCTGAAACTGATGATCTTGAACTTGATATATAATTTTTTAAATAAAATACTTGACAAATTTTAATATTAGGGTTACACTTTGTTTGTGACAATCACTTGCTAGCACTGTGACTATCACATATATAATTTATGAAATTAAATACACTATCAGGTATATCAACTATCACTAAATTAAAAGATCATAATAAAATTAATGATCAGCTATTAACCTGCATTAACAGTTTAAAATTAGAAGAACTGATAGCTATTAAATTAGAATTATCATCACAGCATGTTAATAATAGATTATATGGCCTTGACATATGGCGAAGAACACCTTACATTGTCAGAGATGGAATACTAAAGTTTTCTCTCTCAGTTGCAAAATCAAAAAAGGATGCTGCCAGATTTTTGGGGCTAACATATGTCGAATATATGCGGCATCTTAAAAATTTTAACACTAGAGAATACTTCGAGGATAAAGAAAATGTTTAAATTATTACCATTAGTTACAGCGATTGCTTGCGGCCCAAGCAAATTAGAAACAACAGAAAACACAGATACACAAACACCTGAGCCACTGCCAATTCCCACAGAGTTTGGAGTAATATCCAGCCCTGACTGCAGTCAGTCTAGTCCCGGCGATTATGCATGCAATATAGTGCTCTATGATCAAGATAAAATTCCTTGGCAACTTTATCAGCACAAGGGTAAGGTAGTAGTTTTAGATTTTTCAGCCAGCTGGTGTCCTCCCTGTCAAAATTCTGCTATGTTTGTTCAGCCTATACAAGATGATTACGAAGACGATGTTATTTTTGCTACACTCTTAATTGATGGTTATACATTTGGTGTTGAACCTACAGAAGACGAAATTAATGACTGGGTTGACAGTCATAATATTACTACGGCACCTGTTTTGTATGCTAGTAGAGATTTGATATTTGATCCAACTGGAACTGGTATAGAAGGATATGTTATTGAAGGATTCCCAACTTACATGTATATCGGTCGCGATGGCATAATAGCCGACGGCCACACTGGTTTTAGTGAAACATATGTTAGAACTATTATTGAAAGGTTGAGATAATGTGGAAAGTATATAAATATAATGGAGATTATATTCAAGGTGAGCTTCTAAGCAAACACACATCTGAAAATGCTGCTCTTAAAGCAGCTAAAAAAAGCATTGGTTATACTTTTTGCGAAAAAAAGAAAGTTAATAAAGAAATAAGAATTTGGCTTGACGGTGCAAATTATATACCGTTAGGTGTAATTATAAAAAATACAAGGGGATGATTAGGCTTCGACAGGGCAACAAAGAGGAATAGTGCAAGCAGGTTAGATACGACCTTAACAGTTCAAATAATTTAGTTGCAAACAACAACTTACACTTCGACGAAGCCGCTCGTTTAGCTGCTTAATCGGGAGGCTGGTTAGAGCCTTCTATCCAATCTAATCAAGACAACAGACAAGTTGTAAAAATCAAAAAACTCAATGCAACAAGATGGTAAGCATTGTTTTATAGCCATTTATCTTTGTCAGTTTGGTAAAGAAACTGAATAAGCTTGTGAATGACTACAGTTGGATGTGTTCTGGACCCGGGTTCGATTCCCGGCATCTCCACCATTTTAAAACATAACTACTTATAGTCACACAAGGAGTGTTATGTTTAATCTATTCAAGAAAAAAACCATTCAAAAGGAAAAAATTGAAAATCATTTCATAAATGACAAGATGGAAAAATCATTATGGGATATAAAAGAAGTATACGATCTTGAAACTGAAGAAGTAGAAAGAGTGGTGATTGAAAAAAGAAATTTTGAATTGTTAAGAAATGAAATAAAATGAGCACCATATATAATATGGTGTATGGAAGATCTTAATAGAATTGAAGTCGGCGATATAGTAAGAGAAGTCAACTATATCGCCTATTTTAATGCACCAAGAAAAGCACAAGTTGGAATAGTAATAAAAATATATGATTCCAAAAGCGACCCATGGAAATCATATTCTCAAACACTAGCTAAAATTTATTGGTTTAAAAGTAAAAAATATGAAGTGATTCCTATCTATCTGTTAACTCATTATGATCAGAAATTATCGGGGTATCAATGTGAAAAAATATAGAATTGATGACATTGTGTATTATGAACCATTTAAAGATGACGACACAATAAAATCAGAAATTTTAAAAAACATTTCAAAAAAATCTGTTATACTTGAAATATACGACACCAAAAATAATAGATATCAATTTTATGATTATAAAATTTGTATAATTGATTCTGGTGAAATTAAAAAAGTTAAAGAAAAATATCTAACACTTAAGGAGTAGAAATGTCTGACGACAGTAAATCAACAGTTATGGTTTCTGGTGGGTTCGATCCAGTCCATGTAGGTCACATTCGTATGATTCTAGAAGCATCTAAATATGGAGATGTAATCGTTATTGCAAATACTGATAATTGGTTGCATAGAAAAAAAGGCTTTGTCTTTATGGAGTGGGACCGCCGAGCAGAAATTCTTAATGCTTTGAAGGGAGTCATATTAGTTGATTCAGTAGACGATTCTGATGGTACGGTCTGTGAAGCTATTAGACGACTTAAGCCAACCTACTTTGCCAACGGCGGCGACAGAGGAAGGCACAACACTCCTGAACAGCAAGTTTGTGAAGAAATGGGAATAGAAATGTTGTGGGGCATTGGAGGTGATTACAAAGCCGATGCATCAAGTGATCTTGTTGACAGGTTCAGAAAACACAGAAATTCTGACCATGAGCTTAAAAACAATATGGGAAATAAACCCTCCGGTCGTTAACAAATTTGACTAAGAATATAATATACTAGTTAAAATATGGGACATTCTTCAGTAAATACCAATATTAAAACCCTTAAACTCGACATCTCTTACAGGCCAATTGAAATAGTTGATGCGGTGGATGCACTAGTATTGTGTCTAATTGGTAAAGCACAAGCAATTGAAAATTACAAAAAAGAAATAAGTTCCGTCAGCGATAGTTTTAAGCTGCCTGCCGTTATTGTTTTAAAAAGATTTGTTAAATTTCATTTTAAAATTGTCTCTGCACACCGTCGAGAAATTATTTTAAGAGATAATAATCAATGTCAATATTGTAGCATTGAATTACCAAGCGATAAACTCACTCTTGACCATATTGTACCAAAAAGCAAGGGCGGTAAAAACACTTGGGATAATTTGGTTACTGCATGTAAGAAATGCAATCAAAAAAAAGGAAATAGGACACCTGAGCAAGCTAATATGAAATTAATTTGTAAACCCGTAAAACCAAAATATAATATTCTTCGTTCTGTAGGTAAAAATCAAGTATCAGAATTGTGGAAAAACTATCTCTGGGAATCTAATGAGAAATAAAAGTATGATTTGTTATTTATCTGAAATTGGTCATGGTAATTTTTATTACCCAACTGACATCAAAGCTGTATTAAATGATTTATGTGAATGCGAACCAATGAATTACCTTGGCGGTTCATCAAGAAATTTAAAAGCAGTGAAAGTGAAAAGCAGTTGTTTAGTGCCTTTAGAATTAAACGATAGTTTTGTAAATAAAAATTTAAACAGTTACTCAATTGTTTGGGTTAAAATTTGACAATCAAATTATAGCATGTTATTATAGTTTATATTGCCCCTTAGCTCAGTTGGTAGAGCAAGCGACTGTTAATCGCTGGGTCCGCGGTTCAAGCCCGCGAGGGGCAGCCATCTTAACTAAGGAGAAAACATGTCTGTTGTAAAAAGACTACAATCACTAAACTTGCCTGAAGACGCAATCATTACGCTCACTCGCGAAGAGGGAACGGATGTCTTCGTTCACAATGAGACAGAAGTAGAAGATGCGATCAATGAAACTACCGTAATTGAAGATTTCGCATCTTTAATTTCTAACACAGAACTTGATGCTAGAAATAGATGGAGTGGAAACATTATTGAACATCTAAGAGAAAATGACTTTCTTGATGATTATGAAAGAGGTACGAATGCCTTTGAAGATTATCTTGCAGAAACATTATCAGAAAACTTTTATGATGTTGATTTAATTGAGTATTCTACAGAAAAGTATGATCACAAACGAGGATTTACAACCTTAACTGCTCAAGTGGAAGTTCCATTTTCTAATTTTGCGGAAGTCAATCCATTCGTAAGTGGTTGGACCGTATCGGTTCAAACTGATAACGGTACACTCACATTTGATGCATAATGATTAACTGTTTAGAAAGCCCAGCCTATATAATTAAGGAGGGCCCGGTTATGAACTGTTGTGATAAATGTGAATGTTCAACATCTTGCGATTGCGAATGTTGTTGCAGTCTC